ATCTCTGTTTGTATTAAACAATAACTTTGATGCCATTTTATCTTGGGTTGAACAAGGTTCACTTTTAACAGCTTCGGTTAAAAATTCTTTGGCCGTTGTAGATTCTTTAACGGTTTTATCTAACTTTCTTGAAAGTTCTGATTCTACGTAGTCCCAATTAACAACTCTCCAAAAGTTTTTTATGTATTCGTCTTTTCTATTTCTATATCTTAGATAATATGCGTGTTCCCATAAATCCAAACCTAAAACTGGGAAACCACCTTGGTCAACAACATCCATAAGGGGGTTGTCTTGGTTGGGGGTTGTCATAATTTTTAAGGTTCCTCTTTTTGTAAGAACCAACCAACACCATCCTGAACCAAATCTATCTTTTGCTTGACCTTCAAATTTCTTTTTGAAGTCAGACAATGATGAAAAACTTTGATTAATTTTTTTAAGTGTGATTGGGCCTGGTTTTGTTGTTTTTGGGGTTAACATTTTCCAAAACAATTGGTGGTTGTAAGCACCACCCGCATTATTTCTGATAAACTTGTTGAAACTGTCTATTGTTTTGACAATTTCTTCTAAGGTTAAATCTTCATCATCTTTTAATGCCCCATTTAATTTATCAACGTAACCTTTGTAGTGTTTGTTGTAATGAACACTCATGGTTTCGGGGTCAATAAATTGTTTTAGTGCTGAATAAGAATAGGGTAATTTTTCTATCTTAATGTTTTTGGCTTCTGCGACAACTCTTTGTACTTTTTGTTCTTGTTGTCTTTTAACTTCTTTTTTTTGTAAATCTTCTTCAATTACTTCAATCCTATTTTTAAGATTCTTCATAAGGTCGGCTTTTATTAATGTTTATTAATTATAAATAAGCCGAAGTTTGATTATCGCCTCCAATTATTTATAAGTTCTAGTATTTCTTGAACATAATCGCCATTATCTACCTTGTCACCCATCACGGTTTCAAAGATGTCTTTCTTCTTTTTGAGTATGTCATAGATGATTCCTTCTACCGTATTGTCAAAAATTGGATAATAAACTAATACATTATTTTTTTGTCCATATCGGTAACTTCTATCCTCTGCTTGGGAGTGGTCTGACGGTAAAAAAGACAAATCATTCATTACAACCGCCTCACCCGCTGTCAATGTAATACCAACACCTGCGGCCTTTATGTTCCCAACAAATACCATAACACTTTCATCATTTTGAAAACGGTCAACGGACAATTGTCTTTCTTTTTGGGACATTTGTCCATCAAGTCTAACAGCACTTTTTCCAAAATGTTCTAATATCATCTCCAATGTTTTGGTAAAGTTAGTAAAAACAATCACTTTCTTACCTTGTTCAACAATGTTCTCACAAATTTCAATTGTTGATGGAACTTTTTCTTCGGCAATCACCTGTCTTACTTTTGTAAGTTTGGTAAACTGAAGTGTTAATGAATCAGAATCACCATTTTTATCGTACCAATCATAATACTCACCCATTAAGGCTTCATATTCTTTTGATTTTAATCTTAGGTAAACAGGTGTGATAATTTTATCGGGTAAATCTAAAACATTTTCCTTTAATCTTCTTAATACCAAAGGTGCTGTTCGGTCTCTTAACTCTTCCAAGTTGGATGCTCCACTGACATTCCAAATTTTTCTTCTTCCTGCTTGGAATTGGAAACCATTACAATACCTTTTAACGTAAGCCATCCAATTTTTAGCCACAGGACACTCAATTAAGTTTAATAAATTGAAGTAATTAATTGGCCTTGAAGTAATTGGTGTACCTGTTAACAACCAAAGCCTTTCAACATTGGATACAAAGTCATTGATTAACTTGGTTCTTTGGGCTTGTTTGTTTTGAATGTAGTGTGCTTCATCAATAATCACCAAATCAAACTTTGTTTTTAATAAAACAGAATCGGCTTTCTTTTTTTCATCGTGGAAATTTTTAATAATGTCATAATTGATAATAACAAAAGTACCATCTTCCCATTTTTTACCTTCAATAATTGATGTTGGTTTGTCTGAATAATTTTCAATCTCACGTTGCCAGTTAATCTTCAAAGATGCGGGACAAATAATCAAAATCTTTTTTGCCCCTGTTTCTAAAGCGGCAATAATGGTTGATGTTGTCTTACCCAAACCCATATCATCGGCAAGAATAAACTTTTTATTCTCAACCAAAGATTTAATGGCTTCTTTTTGGTGTTCAAGTGGTGGACGATGTGAATATTTTTCATAATCAATCACCACGTCTTTAACTTTGTTGTCTTTTATTAGGGCAACCTTTGGAATCCAAAAGTCATAGACTTGTTCTGATTCAAAATATTTTCCCCAAATATGGTAGGCGGTATCTTTTTCAACCAAAAGTTTTTCAACATATACTTTTGTTGGTACAGATGAAAGTAATTTATCATTGGCAATTTTTTGAGCAAAATAAGAATCAAGTTCCACCCATTTCTTCGCAACTTTTGGTGATGTTTCGTGATAATTTATAATGTACTCTGCTTGAGCACGAGTTGGATAAAACTTTTTGTTATCAATCTGTTTTTGTCTTAAACGTATGATATAATTATTGGCACCCTGATACGTCTCTAATAAATCAAGAGCCTTTCTTTCTAACACAGAGACATTATATGTGTTTTCAGTATTTTCCAATCTAACAAAAGATAATCAATTTCAGTATATTTATCAAGTATGGCACAACAGTTAGTTCCAATTACAAGATTAGGTAAATTTTTTGGTGGTGAAGATTTTTCACTTGACGTATCTATGGGTCGTGAATGGTTGGACGGTGATATGAATTTTAAGATTGTATTATATAGTGTTGATAGAACCAAAACCGTTAATGATGATGTTTATGGTGAGGTTGAAAAAAATGGTATTCAATTTTTCCCACCTGTATCAATCAATGCTTATGTTCAGATTTTACAACCTGATAACAAATTCTTGGGTAATTCAAAAGTTATTCAAAATGAGCCTGGTAATATGAAGTTTAGTATCTACACACAAGATTTAATTGACTTACAAGTTAACATTAACTTGGGTGATTACATTGGGTATTGGGTTTCTGAAGCGGATGTTAGATATTATTCTGTTGTAAATGCGGGAACACCAAATTATGACAATAAACATACTTACGGTGGATATAAACCATTCTATGTTTCATACGTGGCGGCACCTGTAAGTGCAAATGAATTTATGGGACTATAATGGGATTACCAAGAAAACAACAGGTTATACCTACCATCAATCTTAAGCCTGAAAAAATACTTCTTCAGCGTAGAGAAGAACTTCTTCAATATATTAAAGAAGACGGAACTTATTTACCAAAGTCATTAATGCACCCCGACTTAGATAGGGGGTTTTTAGATTTTGTAAAAGAAGATTTAAAAACAATTGTTGCTGGTAGTATAATACCAATGATTGATATTATTATCACAACTCAGAACTGGTCTCAGTTTACACAAACTTGGAATTTTTCAGATTTAAACGATAACCCCGAACCTCCGTTTATTACAGTTGTTCGTCAACCTGAAGTTAAATACGGGAGCAATCCTGCGATTATGTATAATATTCCAAATAGAAAAGAATATTTTTACGCAGCTGTTCCATCTTGGAATGGAAACATTAAGGGTTTGGACATTTATAAGATTCCACAACCTGTTCCCGTTGATATTACTTATAATGTTAAAATTGTTTGTAATAGAATGAGAGAGTTGAATGAGTTTAACAAAAATGTAATTCAAACTTTTGCATCAAGACAAGCCTACAGAAAAATTAACGGACATTATATTCCAATTATAATGGGTAACATTTCTGATGAGTCGGTGGTTGAATTAGAAAAAAGAAGATTTTACATTCAAAACTATGAATTCACAATGTTAGGATTTTTAATGGATGAAAATGAGTTTGAAGTTGCACCTGCGGTTTCAAGAGTTATGAATTACACGGAAATTAACGCACAAACCACATTACCAAAAAGAAAAAAGTTTCCTGAAAATAAAGACACATTTCAGTTGTCAGTTACAATACCCGCCAACGCAACAACAAAACAATTAAATGTGGATTATACAGGTGATTTTATAACACAAGGACAAATCAATATTGATAGTTATGATGTCTATATTAATAATGATTTTTATGGTACCGATGTTACATTAATTCAGGTTAACACAAATGATATTTTAAGATTTGAAGTTGTTAAAAAAACTGTTGGTGATGAAGCCATCTTACAATACGGAATCAAGTTGTTATGATTCCCCGTAAATGTCCTTTTTAATTTGACATTTTTCTTTAATTAAATTTTCCAAAAACTTGTACATCTTAATACCGTGTTTATCACAGTATTTCTTCAAAATGTCGTGTGCCTCTACTGATATCTTCAAATTCTTTATTTTCTTTTCCATAGGTAGAATAAAGGCAGAAAATATTCTGCCCATATTATAAATAGATACTCCAAAGTAAAGTTTTTCTTAAATTTCATAATATTTATACATAAATAAAACAATTGAACATAAAGAAAAATGGCAGTATCAAATAAAGTTTTCGTTTCTCCCGGTGTATACACATCTGAAAGAGACCTTAGTTTTGTAGCACAAAGTGTTGGGGTAACCACACTTGGTCTTGTTGGTGAGACATTAATGGGTCCGGCTTTTGAACCCATTTTCATCACAAACTACTCAGACTTTGAGTCTTATTTCGGGGGTACAGTCCCAGAAAAATTTGTAAACACACAAATTCCTAAATATGAATTGGCGTACATCGCCAAATCCTACCTACAACAGTCTAACCAATTATTCGTAACAAGAGTATTGGGATTGTCGGGGTATGATGCAGGACCGTCATGGTCAATAACTACAATTGCCAACGTTGATACAACAACTGTTGGATTGAATGGAAGTTCAACGGTATACTCTGTTAATTGGACAGGTTCTACTGGTTCTACCAGTATAGACTTTACAACTTCATTTCCAGCAATTATTGAAAATGCTCTTAACACAGATTATACACAATTTAATGGTAGTATATCAACTATTCAAGATAACCTTAACTCACAAATATCACCAATTATAAATGCTGGTGGTGTAGGTTCAGGTTTTACAATTGATTACTTTGGTACTATCCCATCAGGAGCATCACCAAGTTTATCGGCATATACTGCAGCAACTAACGTATATGGTGTATCAGGTGTAACAACATCAGATGCTGATTTCACTTCAGGTAATAATGATACTTGGTATTACGCTAACTTTGATATTTCTTCAGGAAATGCTTATACAGGATATTCATTCTATAATGTAATATCTAAAATGGTTAATCTTGGTTCAGGAGTTTATTCGGGTACTGTTTCAGGAACACTTTATAACTACACAGGAACTGCATACACAGATTATAACAATTTAGTGGCGGCTACTTTCCGTTCAAGAGGTATTGCTACTTATGGTGCTGGAAGTACGGGACCATCTTATACTGTTACTGGTTTAACTTCTGTGATTATTGATAACTCAGGAACTTACGCATCAATTTCTCAAAACCCATTTAATGAATTTGCAATTTCTGGTGTAACTAAAGATGGTGATACATTCTCATTCGCAACATCTTTAAGTACAACAGATTCAAATTATATCACAAAAGCGTTTGGTGTTACCAACTTTGGTAAACTTAGAACGGATGTACCTTTATTTGTTGAAGAAGCGTTCCCAAATTTATTAAATTACGCATACAATAAAGGTTACATCAGAGGTATTAACTCTAATTTAGTGGCATTACCTGGTGTTAGATATACAAACCCATCAGGAACAATTGCAAACTATTTACAAAAATATCAATCACCAGAATCCCCTTATGTAGTATCTCAATTATTTGGTAGTACTGTTGACAAGTTATTTAAAATTTACGCAGTTGCTGACGGAGATAGTGCAAATACACAAATTAAAGTTTCAATTTCTAATATATCATTTGCTAATTTAAGTTTTGATTTAGCGGTTCGTAGTTTTTATGACACTGACTCAAATCCAGTAATCTTAGAAAAATTCACAAATTGTACAATGAATCCAGGTTCAAATAGTTATGTGGCTGTTAAAATTGGAACAAGTGATGGTGAATACGCATTGAATTCAAAATACATCATGTTAGAAGTTAACCCTGATGCACATATTGATTCTGTTCCTTGTGGATTTGAAGGTTACGTTATTAGAGAATATGACTCGGCAACACCTCCATTCCCAATCTATAAAACAGAATATAATTTCCCTGGACAGGTTATTTATAACCCACCATTTGGAACTACAGCAGGTCTTGATAATCCTGTAGTTAGTGCTGGTGATAGAGTAAGAACAACATATTTGGGTATTTCTTCTCAAATTGGTTATGACCCAGCATTTTATGAATATAAAGGTAGACAAGCGGCTTCACAATATTGTGACGAATCAAGTGAGGGATTACCTTGGGATTATATAACAAGAGGTTTCCACATGGATTCAGGTGCTACTGTTGTAACAATCGCATATGGTCCTACTATGGGAACACCAGCTTTCTTCTGTGGAGATGCTTCTTTCCAAAGTGACCCCGACACACCAGCAAATCCTTACTATCAAATACAAGCAAGAAAATTCTCTTTCTTAGTACAAAATGGTTTTGATGGTTGGGACATTTATTGTGAACATAGAACAAATAAAGATGAATTTATGTTGGGGGGACAAGGTTACCAAAAAGGTGCATGTCCAACAACAAGATATCCAAACGCAACAGGTTGGGGAGCTTTTAAACCAATCAATATTGGTAACTTTACTGATTTCGCAAATACTGATTACTACGCATACTTGTTAGGTATCTATACATTTAATAACCCTGAAGCGGTAAACATAAATGTATTTGCAACACCTGGTATTGACTACGTTAATAACTCAAACTTAGTTGAGGATTCAATTTCAATGGTTACTTACAATAGAGCGGATTCAATCTACATTTGTACTACACCTGATTGTAACGTATATATTCCAACAAATACAGGAAACTTTATTTACCCAACAGAAGCAGTTGATAATTTGGCTAACACAGGTATTGATTCTAACTATACCGCAACTTACTACCCTTGGATTTTGGTTAGAGATACTGTTAATAATACACAAATCTACTTACCACCAACAAATGAAGTTTGTAGAAACTTAGCTTTGACTGATAACGTATCATTCCCTTGGTTCGCAACTGCGGGTTACACAAGAGGTTTGGTAAATGCTATTAAAGCTCGTAAGAAACTTACACAAGAAGATAGAGATACTTTGTATCAAGGTAGAATTAACCCTATTGCAACATTCTCTGATGTTGGAACAGTAATTTGGGGTAACAAAACTCTTCAAATTGCAGATTCAGCATTAAACAGAATCAATGTAAGAAGATTGTTATTACAAGCTCGTAAGTTGATTTCAGCGGTGGCTGTAAGATTGTTGTTTGAACAAAACGACGCTAAAGTAAGACAAGATTTCTTGGATTCAGTTAACCCTATCTTGGATGCTATCAGAAGAGACAGAGGTTTATATGATTTCCGTGTTACTGTAAGTAACTCACCTGAAGATTTAGATAGAAATACTATGACAGGTAAAATTTACTTAAAACCAACAAAAGCGTTGGAATTCATTGACATTGAATTCTTAATTACTCCAACAGGAGCTTCGTTTGAAAACATTTAATAATTTATGTTGAAAAACAAAAAAAATAATCCAGTATCATCATTACGTGAAGGTTTTGATGATGCTGGTACGCCAGACTTAAAGTATTACGCATTTGATTGGGATGACAACTTAATGTACATGCCAACAAAAATTATCTTAAAAGATGAAAATAATAATGAAGTACCAATGTCCACAGAAGATTTTGCTGAACATAGACATCAAATAGGTAAAGAAGAATTTGATTACAAAGGAAACAAAATTGTTGGATATGCTGACCAACCTTATAGAAATTTTAGAGAAGGTGGTGACAAACAATTTAAGATTGATGCAATGAAAGCAAAAACAGGTCCTGCTTGGTCTGATTTTGTTGAAGCAATTAATAACGGGTCAATTTTTTCTATCATTACAGCTCGTGGTCATAACCCCGACACTATTAAAGACGCAATTTATAATTTAATTGTGTCCGACCATCAGGGTATTAATAAAGACTTATTATTAAAGAATCTTAGAAAATACAGGGACATTTCAGGTATGGAGGACAAGTCAGATATGGAATTAATTAAAGACTATCTTGACATGAACAAATATTATCCCGTTAGTTTTTTAGATTCAACAGGAGCCGCGAACCCCGAACAATTAAAAGTGGACGCAATGAGAGAATTTATTTCTTATGTTAAATCCCAAGCCAAAGATTTAGGTAAAAAATTATATCTTAAAAATGATGTAAAAAATAAATTTGTTCCTAGTATTGGCTTTTCAGATGATGATTTAAAGAATGTAGAAGTAATGAAGTCTAGTTTTGAAGATGAACCAATGTTAAAGAATTACTATACTGGTAAAGGAGCTAAAACTAGATACTAAACGATGATAATTTTTAAAAAATTAAAGTAAATACAAAAATTTTCAAACAACATGTATTTATAGATAAATAAACTAAAACAAAAAACTAAAAAGAATATACCATGGCTGATTTATTAATGAAAATGCCGGTTCCTTACGAACCAAAAAGAGCGAACCGATTTATACTAAGGTTTGACACAAGTTTAGGTATTAATGAATGGTTCGTAGAATCATCAGGAAGACCAAGTATTGACATTAACCCTGTTGAGATACAATTTTTGAACACTTCTACATTTGTAGCAGGTAGATTCAAATGGAATCCAATCTCAGTTAAATTCCGTGACCCAATTGGTCCATCAGCAACACAAGCTCTTATGGAGTGGGTTCGTTTACACGCTGAATCAGTTACAGGTCGTATGGGATATGCTGCGGGTTATAAAAAGAATGTTGACCTTGAGATGTTGGACCCAACAGGTGTTGTTGTGGAAAAATGGATTCTTGAGGGATGTATGATTACAAAATCCGCTTGGGATAACGTATCATATAGTGATGACAAATTAGCTGGATTAGACGTTACAATGCAAATGGACCGTTGTATCTTGGTTTACTAATTTTGTATTTTATTTTATATTGATAAATTAATTTAATACGGTATATTTAACACAGGGTCTAATCCCTGTGTTTTTTTTTATGGATGAAAATGTATTAAAGTATGGTCAACAAGATTTTAACTTACCACACGATGTGGTAAAACTACCTTCAGAAGGTAAGTTTTATAAATCAAAGAAAAAATCTGTTAAGGTAGGTTATTTAACAGCTGCCGATGAGAATGTAATTATGTCGGTTAACCCTGATGATTTGGTTATGACATTGGTACGTTCCAAGTTATATGAACCAGATTTAAAACCTGATGAAATGTTAAATGGTGATATTGAAGCCATTTTGATATTTTTAAGAAATACATCATTTGGTCCCGAGTATAAAATTTCAACTAATGACCCTGAGACGGGAAAAAGGTTTTCAACTGAAATTTTGTTGGACGAGTTGGATTTTAGAAAACCGTCACAAGAACCAAATGAAGATGGTAGTTTTACAGTTAAATTACCAAAATCAAACGCAACTGTTAAAGTAAAACCTTTGACTTTTAAAGAAATTGGTGAAATTAACAAATTGGCTGACCAATATCCGGCTGGTAGAGTGGCACCAAAAGTAACTTGGAAACTGCAAAAACAAATTATCAGTGTAGAAGGTGATAGTGAGCAAGGTACTATTAATAGATTTGTAGAAGGATTACCCATAATGGATTCAAAATTTATCAGAAATTTTATTGATGAGAACGAACCACGATTGGATTTAAGAAGAACAATTATAGCCCCGTCAGGAAAAAAGGTAGATGTAGAAATCGCCTTTGGGGTTGAGTTTTTTCGCATTTTCTTCTGATTACGCCTCCTATCAGTTAGACGAATATTTCGTTTTGGCAAAAAATTTACACACATCTTGGACTGATTTTATGAGAATGCCTACATATGCTCGTAGGTATTTGATAGATAAAATAATTGAGGGAATAAAAAATACCTAATTATTCTATTTATTAACATATGCAACAAAACACTCCAACAAATCCAAACGCACCAAATACGTCAGGAATATCTAATAGTATTAATTCTGTTGGTGATATTGTAAAAAAACTGAGTACTATTGTTGATGATGCTTATTCACAGTGGTCACAAAGAACCGTTGAATTAGATAAACAATATGCGTCATTTACAGCTAAAATAGCTGGTACATTTGGACAAACTCAATCGGCAATTAAAGGATTAAGAGAAGAACTTGCTGTTGCTACACCTGGTGTAGTTGGTTTGGGAGGAGCTTTTGGGGATGTTGAAGCAATACAACAAAGTATTGCTCAGTCACTTCAAACAAATGTTATTACATTAGGTGAAACTGTTACTGACTTATATGCTGCGGCAACAGCTGTAGGTATATCTTCGTCTGGTGTTGGACAAATGGTTAAATCATTCCAAGATGTTGGAATTCAAACTGGAAACATTAAAGACAATATTCAAACAACCGTTAATTTGGCACGACAAGTTGGTGTCAACACCAGTGCGGTGTTTGGATTAGTTAGTGATAATCTAAATAAAATAAATAGATATGGTTTTGAAAATGGTGTTGCTGGATTAGCTAAAATGGCGACACAAGCGGCGGGATTACGTATCAGTATGGATGGAGTATTTAACTTAGCTGAAAAAGTATTTGACCCCGAAGGTGCGATTGAAATGGTTTCAACATTTCAAAGATTGGGTGTTGCCGCTGGTGACTTGGCAGACCCATTTAGATTAATGTATTTAGCATCTCAAGATACTGAAGAGCTTCAGAACCAAGTTGTTAAAATGACTGAAAAGTTTTCATTTTTTGACAACAAAACAAAAGAGTTCAAAATGTTACCAAACGCTAGACGTGATTTAATTGAATTAAGTAAAGCGATGAATATGAACTACGATGACTTGGTAAAAATGTCTCAAGGTTCTCAAAAATTAAATTTAATTGCTAAAGATTTTAAAATTGCTGGTATTGACCAAGAAACAAAACAATTTGTTGCCAATATTGCTCAATACAACAAAGAAAAAGGTGGATTTACAGTTAAGATTGGTAGGGATGAAAAACTTGTTACAGAAATTGGTCAAAAAGACATTGATGAATTAAAAGAATCACAAAAACCTGTAACATTGGAAG